GAGTTGGGGGGCACCGTCGCCGTTACCGCCCCGGCGTTCGTGTAACGCAACAGTTTGCCCTGATCCCCGGCCACCCAGGTGTCGGTCGTCCCTGTAGCCGTACGGACCGTAAACACGTCCGCATACAGCTTCGACGCAGGGTTCAGGTCGACAGTCGGTGCAGCATCCAGGACGAGGGCGCCGGTCAGCGTGCCGCCCGCCAAGGCGAGCTTCGCGGCAAGGTCGGCCACCAGCCCGTCGATCTTCGACTGGGCGATAGCGGCAGCAGCAGCCACCTTCGCGTCGGTCACCGACAGGTCGGTCGGGACACGGGTCGCAGATGACGTGTCCAGGGTGGCGTCGGCGACGATGGCGTTCAACTCGGCCAGCGTGTCGATGTCGGCAGACGTGAACGTGGCATCCACCCGGTCGTGCAGGTCGTCCAGATGTTGCGCCACCGGGGCGCAGATCATCACCGACCCGGACGGATGGACGATCCCTGACGGCAGCGCAGACCCGGCCAGATACCGGTTGCCGACCGTCGACGTCACGAACGTCGTAGACGTGAACGTCCCGTCGAACAGGACCACCTCACGGTTGGCGGCAGAGTCCGGCTCCAACACCAGGATGGCCGGCGACGCCGGAAACGCCCCGGTCGCATCCACCGTCACCGTCAGGTCGGTCGAACCCATCTCTGCGGCCAGCGTGGTCCGCGCAAAGTTGGTGAGGTTGGTTTCACGGTCTGCCATCTCAGAAGCCTCCGAACGGTGTTTCACCGTAAGTGTATGCGCCGAACGTCCCGACGACAGGTGCCACCGAGGCCGGGGTGCGGCGGCCACGGACCGTCACCTGCGACACGTGGGTGACCGAACCGCGGGCAGACACGGCCACCACCGGGGTCTCCACCGTCTCGACCATGCCACGCACCCTCTCGGCCGGACGGTACAGTTCGGCAAGCACCGCCCGGCCTTCAAGGGCCTTCAACGTCTGGTAGGTCTGCCTGCCGAGCCCTTTCACCCGCACCCGATGTCGACCACGCCGTTCCACCTGGTCGGACACGTCGACCGGCAGAGTGATCACGACGTCCCCTTCACCGGCCGAAGCGAACCCGCGGAAACCGAACGCACGGAACGTCGGGCTGCGTGACGTGTCGTCCGTCGACATCCTGACCATCCCGGCGATCCACCGGGAAGTCACCCCTTCAAGCGGGACCTCTTCGGTCGACGCACCGACCGAACGGTAGATGGCCCGTTTCCACAAGGACGAGTCCGGGTCGAGCAGCGCCTCCGGCGACGTCGTGTAGAACAGTTCGACCGCCCCGGGCGACGGGTCGCCACTGTCCAGGCGGGCGCCAACCCACGACTTCGGTGACGCCGAAAAGAAGTCGCCGAGCGGGCCGATCAGATAGCCGTCGGCGACGAAAGTGGACGCCTGACGGGACACGCCATAGCCGTCGAAAGCATGGAAAAGGGTGCCGTCGAAGATGAGCAGGTCGGTGTCGGCCCCCGACTGGTAGGCGGTTCCGCCGTCGTCGAGCCCTATCACCCCGTCCAGCGGGAACGCGAGATGGTGGGACAGCCCTGACGTGCTGACGTCGTAACGCCACACGTCAAGTTCCTGCCGGCCCGTCTCCGCGACAACCACCGCATAGAACGACGTGCGTCCCGCAACGATCCTCCACGGCACACGGGTCCGGGTTCCGTCCCATTCGCGGACAAGTTGCAGGTCGGCCAATGCGAAGCTGCTGGCGAGAGTTCCGACCCACAGCCGTCCGATCCGCCCGGAACGTGTCCCGACAGCGACAAGCCCCCGGGTCGACGACAGCGACACGACCTGTTCGCCCTCGAACAGTGTCTGCCCGGCGAGCACCAGCGTGCCCGACTCTGAAGTGTATGCCCGTACACGCCCGTCGGTGGAGCCGGCCAGCACCGCCAAACCTGCGTCAGCCACCGACGTGAACACCTGGCCTGCGTCAAGGACAGTGGTCGCCGAAGGGCCGGCACCGGAAGCCGTAACCTCGTAGAGGGAGTCCCCGTCGGAAGCCAGCACACGGCCCTGTGCGGTCCACACGGCGGTCGACGGCAGGTCCGACCAGTGTCCCCACACCCCGCCGACCCGACGGTGGATGCCTGACGTGCCGATCGCGGCATAGACGGTGTCCCCGAGCGCCGCCAGGCCACGCACATCCTCCGGCGTGTTGGCGTCATGCGGATCTTCGGTTGCGAACGTCGGCGACGACGCCAACGGGTCGTCCGACACCCGGACGTCCACACCGCGGGCAAACAGCAACTCGTCGGACGTACGCACCAGCCTGACCCCGAGAGCGTCGGTCGTCGACACCGGGGCGGACGACACGGCGGTCGCCAAGGTGACCTCCGGCAGTTCCCCCTGGTCGGTCGGGGCGATCTTCACCCCGGACGAAGCCCAGAACCGGTCCTGTTCGGCGCCTTCCACATGGGCCCGAAACAGCCCCTCCCCACCCTCGAAACTGGACCGGGCAAATATCCGGCCGTGCTCCTCCACGATCTCGTCCGGGTTGGACGCCGTATTCACCCGTGGCGCCTCCGGCGGCGACGTTTCGATGTTGACCGGGGAGAACCGGGTGGCGAGCCGGAACAGACGGTCGTTGAGGGCCAGCCCGTAGAACGCCCTCGGCCGGGCGACGTTCGAGGTGGTCGGGGACGGCATCAGTGCGCCCCAACCTGGTTGTAGACCACACCCCGTGGGCTCTCCGCGTTCTGCGCCCGACGTGCCCCGTCCAGGTAGATGGCCCGCAGTTCGCGCAGCCCTTCACGGATCTGGTGGGCGACGTCTGCCGGCAGCGCGTCACGTTCAAGCTGTTCGGTCAGATATTCGGCGGAAAGCTGGTCGACATGCCGCTGGGCGGCAGCCTTCACCGCCGCACCGACAGCCACGACCGCCTCCCACTCCCGCTGGACCCCGAAATCGTAGACGTCGTCGCTGTCGTAGGTGGGGCGGGCGAACCGGCCGTTGAAGTTGATGTAGGCCGTCAACCCTTCGTAACGGGCGTCGACGACGATGGCCTTCCCGGTCGCCGACGGCGGGTAGACAGCCAGAAACGTGAACCGTGCCCGGCGCAACGTCGCACCATCCACCACCAGCACCGAAGTTGGCGTGACCACCTCGGAAGGGACCTCCACCGGATCCATCGACGTGACGATCTCGACCGCGCCGACATGCCGCAACGTCGGGTAGAGGGCCACCACCTCGTCTTTCACCGCCTCCAACACCAGCCGGCGGCCATACAGCGGTGCTGCCGTGATCGTCGACCCTGCCGTATGGCTGGCAGCCGTCGTCCCCAGATGGCCGCGGACGACGGTGAGAACCAGACCGTCATAGTCGACGTCGGTGACCAGCACCAGTTCGCCGTCGTCAGCTTCGACCACCACACCTGGGGCGAACAGGTCGAGCTCTTCGGGGGACAGCGTCGCGTCGTCAAACGTCCACGACGTCGCCTCCCGGGTGGCTGCGGCAGCGAAAGTGACCGTCACCGGCTGGTCGTCGAGCGGATGGAGATGCTCACGGAACGCCCTGTCGGCGATCTCGGTCACGGTACTCACAGCCCCACCTCCTGCGGGACGGCAGGCCCCGGCAGCCGGAAGGCTACCGGGGCGCCATCATCAGGCCGCCACCGGGGAGTTCGTGGTGAACCCGGTGTTCTTGGCGTGGGCCGCCTCGTTGCCGTACTCCAGGCCGATCGAAGTGTAGAGCTGCGTCTTGTTGGACGCGCCGTCCTTCCCGATCGGTTCGGCGAACGCGATCCCCTTGCCGGGGATGAGACGGTGCCAGGGCTGGCACTGGTCGAGCGACACGGCCGCCAGAGTGCCCTGTGGGATGTACCGGTTGAGCATGATGCCGAGCGGACCGAAGTCCGTGTCGACGACCTGGACGTCCGCTCCACCGATGCTGCGGCTGCGGGTCTCCAGGCTCTTGTCGGTGACGAACACCTTGGTCAGCCACCGCTTCAGGCCGGAGTTGACGATGAGCAGACCCATCGAAGACTCCTGCAACCCGCCGTTGTCCCATGCGGACTGCATGAGGTCGCCGAGCGACTCACCGTCCGGCTCGGCGTACTTGTGGACGTTGCCGGCAGTCGCGTCGGCCGAGAAGTCCACTGCCGCCCCGCCCTTGGTGGCAGAGAACGTCAGCGAGGTGGTGGTCGGCGCCGTCAGGACGTAGTAGCGGGTGTCCTCGGTGATGCCGGTACCACCAGACAGGCCGGTGATGTAGAAGTCGTCACCGGCCACGAGCCCGTGGGCCGCGTCGGTGTCGAGCTCGTCATCAGCGGCCGCCGAAGTTGCCAGGGTGGCAACGATGGTGGACGAGTCGATGGCGTTGGTCGTGATGGCTGCCAGGATGCCGCGGGTCTTGGCTGCCGTACTGTTGGTGCCCGGCAGCGTGTACGACCCGTTGATGAGCGAAAACTCGATGTCCCGCTTGATCTGCTTCCACATGTTGTCGACCTGGAAGGCTTCCTCGTTGACCACCGGGTTGTCGCCGGCGATGTTCTGCCCGTCGAACTGGCCGGTCTGTGCCAGCCGTTCGTAGGCCACACCGACATCCTCACGGTGGGTCTGGAGGACGTTGAACACGTTGGACCGGCTGCGGTTCTCGGCCGTACCGGCAGAGTCGCCGTCGACCACCACATTCTGTGCCGGATCACGCAGGTCCACCGTCTCCCACTCGAAAGTGCGGGCGTCCGTGACCTGGCCGCCACCGAAGGCGGTGCCCATCAGGGCGGTCGTGAACGGCGCATCGGACGGGGTGAGATGATGCAGCCGACCGTGATAGTTGGGAAGGTTGAAGTTCGTGCCGAGTGCGTTGACGGTAGGCACCGTCGTCTCCTTTGCCGGTTAGGAACGCAACGCTTCGAGCTGCTGGGCCTTGAGCCTGTTCGACTCGTCCCAGTCGCCTTCCGCCTCTGCCTTCCTGATCTCGTCGTTCGTGTCAGGGGTACGCGCTGGCAGTGAACCCTTGCTGGCTGCCGAAAGACGCTGGTCGCCGTCGAGACGGTTCTGTTCGTCTTCGGAAAGCTGTTCGCCGCCCGGCTTCTCCTCGTCGCCGCCCAGGCCGAAGCCTTGAGCGAACTCGCGGATCGCATCGGACGTTGCCTCGCCGTCATACTGGTTGGCGAGAAGCTGTCCTACACCTTGCGCGGGGTCGAAACCGGCGTCCTTGAACGCACGCTCACGTCTCTCCGACTTGAGAGAATGGTTCTCCTCAAGTGCCTCTTCAAGCTGCTTGCGGAGACCTGAGCCTTCCGACTCGTTGCCTGCCTGCTCGTCTGCCATCGTCGTGTCCTTCCGCCCACGCTCTACAGGTACGGACCTGTGCGTGGGGGCACAGGTCGCCCGGCGGGGCGGACATACGAGAAAGGGGTGGGCACATCGCAACCGCCCCGCAGAACGCGAAGCCCACATGTTGCGGTGCCGGCACCCCGACCGTCGACCCGGCACGAACGGCCGACGGTGCTGGTCTGACTCCTGCTCGTCTCTCGGGGGGCCGCGAGCAGGACAGCGGTTCTCCCACCACAAGTATGGCATACAGGCTTCCCCCAGTCAAACGATGCTGCTACGCTTGGGCGACAGAGCCTAGCGGTCATGTGAAGGCTGTGCGCCCGACCTCCGCCGTGAAGGGCCACCTCCAACCGCCGGCGAACGCACAGGTGACCGAGTAGCTGGCGGTGCGAGCAAGGTGGCCCGGCTACTGTTGCCGCAGACCGATCAGCGAGCCCTCCTGGTCGCGGCGTACCGTCGACCTGTCGGACAGGCGGGAAGCGTCACTGCGCAACCCCCGGTTGATACGGAGCCGCTGTTCGGCGTCAGACAGGGCCGTCGCATCCTCGAAGTTGCCCAACGTGACCCGGCCGATGTTGGCCCGTCTCGTCGCCGCAGACAGCCCCGACAGGGTCTCCGCAGCCGACGAATACAAGTTCCGGGCGTCCTGCTGGGTCAGCCCGGCACGTGCCAGCCCTTCGGCCCGTTCCACCCCGCGCATGAACCCTTGGGCGGAAGCCTCACCGCCGATCTGGCTGGCTGTGATCCGCCGCTCCAGCAGGTCCCGTTGGATGCTCGGGTCGATGAACGCCCCAAGGATCGCTTCCGGGGTGGCGTCGATCCCGTAGCCTTCAGCGTAGAAGGCGCGGACCTCGTCGACCTTGTCCAGGATGCCGTCCTGGGCGGTCTGTAGCCGCTGCTGGAGTTCCTGGATGGACTGTTCGCCTTCCACCGACCCGACGAACAGCCCGCGGGATGCGAACTCTTCCGGGTTGAGACCGAAGCCGGCGAGGGACCGCTGCCAGCCCCGCTTGTAGGCGAAATATTCGGGTTCGTCCATCCGCACGGTGCCGTCGTCACGCCGGTTGCCGGCGAACACCTGCCGGTAGGCGTCAGAGTCGCGGACCTGCTCCAGGGCGACCTGCTGGGAGCCGGTGGCGAAGAAGGCGCCCAGGAAGTCGTCGGCCAGCCCGGTACGTCCCTGCCCCGGTTCGGTGAACCGCTGCTGGGCTTGCGATGCGGCCTGGGCGAGCTCCTGGGCGCCGACCTCCCCTTCGAACAGGTCTGTGAAACGGTCCTCGAAGTCGGCCGGGTTGTGGCCGAACTCTGCCAGGGCCTCACGGAACCCGGCCTGCTGCGAAAAGTATTCGTTCTCGTTCATCCGCAGCGAACCGTCGTCACGGCGGATGCCGGGGAACACCCGGCCGTATTCGGCCGACTGGCGGGTCGCGTCGAGTGCGAACTGTGGGTTGCCTGTTTCGGCCCACTTGTCGGCGAACTGGGACAGCAGCCCCGAGGTCAGCCACGGGAACATGTTGCCCGCAAGCTCCCGATAGTTGAGGGTGGTGACTTCCTCGACGGGCGCAGTGCCGTCGCCACTATCAGGGCCGTCGCCACTATCAGGGCCGTCGCCACCGAACCGCTGGTCGGCGAGCTCGTCCCGACGCTTCTCGTTGGCGATACGTTCCGCATGGTTGCGGATCGTGCCCAGATAGCCGGTGCCTTCGGCCATGATCCGGTCGATCTGACGGCCGATGTTCGACGGAGGCGGCAACCCACGGTGAGCGTAGATTGCAACGATCCGTTCACGGGCCGCAGCAGGATTGCCGCCGAAACTGGCGTCGCCTGCGACGCTGCCGGTCTGTCCGGTAGGTGCGATAGCCATCAGATTGTGCTCCTCTGTACGCGCTCGCCTGCCGCAGTGCCCATCAGCCCGGACAGGGCGTCCTGCACCGGCTTGGCGATGCCACGTTCGAGCCCCTGCTGACGGAGCCGTTTCGCCATCTCGCTGTAATCCATCGTGTTGGCAAGGTCGACCAGCAGACTCTCGTCGTCGATCGGCTGGCCCCACACGTTCGACGCAAGGTTGCGTACCGGCTGGACGATGTCCTCGTAGGTGAGGTTCTGATTGCTGTAGCCGGGCAGCATCGCCAGCCGCTGCTGCCGCAGACTGTCAACCAACTCGGTCTGCGCGTCCGGGTCGTTACGGATCCTGCCGGCCCACTGGGCGACCTGGTCGTCACCCATCCGGCCGATCTCCGGCCCCAGCCAACGGGAGGCGAGCGCACGGACGGCGTCCTCCCCTTCCTGGGTGATGTCGAGCCCACCCGGACGTCCCTGGTCCTGCCGTGCCGCCCAATAGTCGGCGGAACGGCGGACGTCGTCGATGGTCCGGTTGCCGCCCATCACCTGGTCGGCGATACGGCCCAGCGCAGTCTCACGGTCCTCACCGCCAGTGCCAGGTTCGACGTTGCGGTTGTCGAAGATGTCTGAGAGGCGCTCAAGTACGGTCTGCCGGCCTCCGCTGATCGCCTTTGCGTCCCCACCGGTCACCCATGCAGGGTCGCGCAGGGCGGCAAGGAGGCCGTCGTCCAGCCTGCCTGGCGCGTAAGGGTCGACCAGTTTGCGTATCTGGGTGTCGGCCTCCGTCTCGGACCAGGCGCCGGTGAGCCGCTGGGTGGCGATGTAGTCGACGACATTGTCGTGGGCGTTGTCCATGCCGGCCGCAGCCAACGTCTCTGCGACCGTCACACGCGCGTCGGCGTGCATCCGGCGTACCTCGGCGTCGCCGGCGGTCGCCGAACGTTCCATCCACGCCCGTTCGTCTTCGGTGTGGTCGTTCCACCAGTCGGTCAACGACAGCTCGTCGCGGGTCGGCGTCCGGCCCTCCAGGTAGGCGACCGCGACCGTCGCCATCATCGACGGGTCGTTGAGCCACGGCCGCAGCTCGGCGGCCTTGTCGAACTCGTTGAGGAACATCCTCCACGGGTCTTCCGCAGTGACAGCCAGCTCGGACGAGAGCCCGCCGATCTGCCAGGGGGACAGCCTCTTGAACTCTGCCTCGGTCAGGGTCCGGTCGACGTTCGGGCTGCCGGTCCCGAAGATGGCCTGGAGACGTTCGTCGTCTTCGACCTCCCAGACCAGCGGGACGTTGGTGCCGGGCACCTTGTAGGCCAGATAGTTTCTGCCTGCGACGTTCCAGAGCTTGCCACCCCCCGGGACCTGCCGTGCCGACGACGGGTCTCCTTGCAGCGGCCCGCTGGGAGCCGTACTGTCGGTGGCTGTAGGACCCCCACCGCCGCCGGATGCTTGGTCGACGGCCGGAGAGTCCCCACCGCCCATATCGGCAAGAGCGTCGGCAAACAGGTTGTCGAGCGGATCACCGTCAGTCCCGGCCGGAGAGTCCCCACCGCCCATATCGGCAAGAGCGTCAGCAAACAGGTTGTCGAGCGGATCACCGTCAGTCCCGGCCGGAGAGTCCGGTTCGCCAAGCCTGATCTCGGTGAGGCTGTCGCCGCCGGCGACGCTTTCCAACTGCCGTATCTGCAAGTCGACAAGGGTGCGGGCAGGCGCCTGCCCGTCGCCCTTCCCGAGGAGGCCGTTCACCTTGACGCTGGGGAGATGCGCGCCAGTCTTGCCGAACAGGTTGTCGACCGTAGATCGAAGTTCGGAGTCGCCCGTCCCGTACATCGCGTCCTGCACCCCGACGATAAGGTTCGGAGGGCTCTCTCCCGACATCTCCCACAGGGCACGAAGCCGCAGAAGGTTCACGAACGCCAGGTCGCTGGGCGGGGTGCCTTCGCTCTCGAAGTAGAAGCCTCCGAGCTTCGACCGCAGGTAGTCGATGGCAGACGAGTAGCTTGTCTCGCCTCGGTCACCTGGACCTGGAAGTGCCATCAGACTGCCCCTGTCTCGTCGGCGATCGTACTGTCCGGCGGGCCGGCGAAGATGTCACCGAACAGGGCCCGGGTGTCGAGCACCTGGCCGCCGCCGGCAGACGCCGCCCGCGAGATCGACGCCATGATGTTGGCCATCACGTCACGGGACCTGCGCTGCCCGACCTCGGGCCGTTCCTGCAACGCGGCGACAGGTGCGTTGGGGGTCGCAACCTGCGACGTCCCACCGACCGTCCCTGCCGAAGTCAGATACTCGTACGGGTTGAGAGCCCCCTGTTCCGAGGTTGCCTGCGACGGGTTCACCGAATAGTGCAGATGGGCGGGCGTGCCGGCCGCGTTGCCCGTCTGCCCGACCGTGCCAAGCTGCTGGCCCGCCTCGATCCGCTGCCCTTCGTTGACCCCGACCGCGTTCAGGTGGGCGTAATAGTGGAACAGGCCCTCGTCGTCGCGGACCCAGACACGCAACCCGCCGAACCCGCCAGAGTCCCCGGCACGTATCACCGTCCCGGAGGCCGCAGCGACCGCAGGGGTGCCAAGGTCGGCGAAGATGTCGATGCCCTTGTGGGAACGGCCACCAGAACGGTTGGCGCCGTACGTGTCGGTCAGCTGTGAGGCCGAAGCCCCCTGGACCGGGACGATGCGTCCTGCCATGTCTAGCCTCCCCGCGATGTGGTCGACAGGACGTCTACAGCCGACTGGACCTGGCTACGGGTGTCGACGGCCTGCTGCTTGTCTTCGATGAGGTCAAGTTCGCCGGCGTAGAGCGACTCGAACCGTTCGTTGAACCGGGCCAGCGGGTCGACCGAAGTCGCCCCCTCCATGCTGCCGCCACCGGTGGCAGCCAGCTGGGCGTACTCCTGCTCCCGTTCGTGGGCGAGCGCGTCGTACCCGGACAGTTCGCCGGCAAGCTGCTGAAGTTCGTAGCCGTCAGGGTCGCGGCCAAGCTGGTCACGGAACGTCTGCTTGATCCGCTGCGACAGGGTCGCATAGTCGGGGGCCAGGTAGGGTTCCGGCGTGAACCCGCCCGCCGCAGACCCTTCCGTGTTCAAACCTTCGGTGGCGATCCGCCCCAACGTGGACCGCCAGTCTTCCCCTTTCGCGTTCGCCATCGACAGCACATGGTCGAACGCACGGACCGTGCCGTCATCCAGCTCCCCGTAGACCGGGTCGCCGGTGATGAGGCCGAGGGCGACCATCTCCTGCTGGAGGCGGACCCGGTCCTCCAGGGTGAGCTCCTCCCTCAGTATCGGACGCGCATCACCGGCGTAATAGGTGCGCGGCTGCGTGTAGGCCGGACTGCCAGGCCGCGACAGGTGGTCCGGGTAGCGGGTCTCTGCCCGTGGACCCCGGTAGCCGCCGATCACCTCCCGCTGTTCCGGCGCAGCCGTCGGCGGACCTGCGCCAAACAGGTCTGCGAAGTCCAGAGCCCCGGCCGGGGCGAGAGGGTTGCCCGTCACGGAAGGGTCGACCTGCTCGTCGTCTGCCATCATTCCACCTCGCTAGAGAAGACACGCTGCCAGACGCCCTGGAACGCCGGCGCCCGTTGGGAGATCGCCGACCCACGGTCGTACAGCCAGTTGGCCAGATCCTCGTTGGCGCTGGCGCCAAGCGTCTTCGCACCGCCAGCCGTCTGGCGCCTGGCAAGCTCTTCAGTGACCTGCCCGCGAAGCGCAAGGTAGGCCCGCAACGGGTCGGTCACCGGAGAGTCGGACAGCTCCGGGTCGGCCGCCGCCTGTTCGAGCCGGCGGATCTGTTCGTCCCGGTCGAGCTTCTCGCCGACCCCGAGCACGTCCGACTGCCAGCTCGGAAACTGCTCGTCGAGGACGGCCCGCGCACTAGACAAGGTCCGCCGCCGCTGACCGGACGGCAGACTCTCGGTCCGGTCGCGGACCACGTTATACATCGACCGTGCCTTCGTCTTGTTGGCAAGCTGGATCTGCTGTTCGGCGGTGAGCGTCTGGATGTCGCCGGCCTGTAGCCGGGCACGGTAGACCCCGTAATCGGGCGGGGCAGCCGCATCTTCTGGTGGGACGAAATAGCCGATGACGTCCTGATGGCGTTCGGCGGCGTCCGGGTGGCGGCCGATCCAGTTGTAACCTTCACGGGTTCGCGGGCCCGGCCGAAGCTGGTTGGTCTTGCCCTGTGTGATCCAGAACGGTTCGACCCCGTACATCTCGATGAAAGCGGCGTTGGTCGTGTTCACGTCCCCGGTGACCTCCAGGATCTCGTGCCACGCCGACGCCATCGTGTTGAGCCGGTGGATGGTTCCGTCCGGGTCGGTCTGGACGTCCCAGGTCACACCCGGACCGGTCGGCGCCCCCATCTGAAGCATCGAACGGATGAACATGGTCCACCTGCCGGCACGTTGCGCATCCGCCTCCAGCCGGTCCATCGAGTCCGGGTCGGCAGGGTCGTAGTCGCCGGTGGTGGCCAGCACTTTGACGGCATCGCCGATCGCCGAGTTGTAGGCGTGCTCGTCGTACTTCCCTTCGCGGGCGACGTTGATCGTCTTCTCGAACCATGCCGGGACCAGCTCGCCGATGAGCAGACCCGGGTCGGTCAGGTCGCCAGCGTCCTGGACGTCGGTGCCGTACGGGGTGATGATGTCGCGGATCCACTGGACGTCAGGGGAGTCGGGCAGCAGGGCCGACGCCCCCCACTGCACCATCGGGCCGACCCCCGGTCCGAACCCTTGCACCATCAGGTTCAGCCCGGTCAGCCGCCCCTCGAACCGTGGCTTGCCCTGCCCTTCCATCCCCAAAAACTTGGCGAGCGCCCCACCCAGCGGATAGTTGAACACCTCTTCGCCATACTCGTTGACGTAGGTGACACCCGTGTCGCGGAGGCTGTCCATCGCACTGGTACCACGGGAGAACGCTGCCGGGTTGTCCCGCAGCAGACGGCCCCAAGAGGTGCCGACCTCGGCGAAAGCATCCCAGAACGGGACGGCCACGTCAGCCATCTCCTGGAAACTGGACCGCTTGGTGGCGTCGAACGCGACCGACAGCATCTCGTCGGTCGAATGCATCTTGGCGGCGTCGATGACGTCCTCCACATCCAGGACGGCACCCTTCTGGCCTGTCGCCTTCTGGGCGGCCTGGGCGATCTGGGGGAACAGGTCGTCGTCGAAACCGGCCCTGGAGGCCCGTTCCACCAGGTCGCGGCGCAACGTGTCGTCACCGAGGGAAACCATCGAACGGGACAGGTCGTCGGCGAACCCTTCGGCGAGCAGCGGGAAACGGGTGAAATGGTTTTCCGGCCGGGACGCCATGATGTCGACCCAGTCGTCGGCCGCCGTCTTCCACAGGCCCTTGGCACGGTTCCCGTCGACGATGATCTCCTCGCCGGACACGTACCGTGGTGCAGCCTTGGCCAGGTACTGTTCGCGGAGGACCTGGTCGAGCCGGGAGCTCTGCCCCAGGTCGTTGATCTGGACACCGTGAAGGTCGCCGGAAGCCAGCATCGACCGGAGGCCAGGGTCGTCGTTGGTGAGCCGCTTGATGTGCCCGTCGATGTAGTCGATGTATTCGTCTACCCGGGCAAGGTCGGGCCTCCGTGCCGCAGCGCCCCCCAGATCGTCGGCCCCGCGTGCGCCCCCCAGATCGTCGGCCCCGCGGTAGAAGAAGTCGCTGGCTTCGTCGCCGAGACGGGCGACCTCGTCGATCGCGCCAGAGTCGACCAGATGGTTGACCAGCGCCTCACGGTTCGGGAACCTGTCGAAGTCGGCGACCGCACGGGCGACCGGGTCGTTGTGGAACCTGCCCAGCTGGGTGCGCCACGCCCGGACAAAGTCAGGGTCGGTGCCGTTGGTGAACGTCCTGTAGGCGCCTGCTTTCATCGCAGCGCTGGACTGCCACATCCCGGATGCGGTCTTGGTCAGCGCCCCCGCCTCGTAGGCGATGTCGTCGAACGTCTTGGTGACAGCAGTCACCTCGCCCTGAAGTTCGTCGAGCGGCCGGACCGCACGGGTGACAGCCCCGTCGCGGCCCCACATCCGCACCGACGCCATGCCGTCCTCGATCTTGTCGACCGCCCCGTAGCTTGAGGTGCCGATACGGAACTGGCGGCCCTGGGCCAGAGTGCCGTCGACCTGTTCGATGAGGTCGAGAAACGTGCTGCGTTTGCCTCTCCCGACCCCAAGGTTCCACCAGGAGACCGGGTTGGTCATAATCGAGTGGTAGCCGCCGGCAGCAGCACGGGCCTGGTTGTCCAGGTTGTTCCGTATCGGATAGGCGAGCCGGGTGAACAGGGTAGGAAACTTGAACAGGTAGCGGGACCCCAGACGGGAGGCGTGCTCGAACCGTGACCAGCCGTTCGATGCGTAGACGGCACGAAGCCCGGACAGTTTGGCTGTGGCGCGACGGACATCCTGCGGTTCGGGCAGCGGAACACCCTGCTTGTTGAAATGGGAGATCATCGCCGCCGTCGGGGCGTCGATCTCCTCCTCGACCCCCTGGATCGTGACCTTCTTGGCGGTAGCCCACGGCGGCGGTGACGGCCTGGACGCCTCGTCGACCAGATACTGGGTCGCCCGGTTCCGTGACCGCAGGTTCGACTCGATCAGCTCGTCGACGTCGACCTGCTTGACCCCGATGTCTTCCATACGGCGGCCGATCGCACGGACCGTGTCGTCGACGACGTTCAGCATCTCCACACCGTCACGGGCACGGATAGCCCTGTTGACGATGACTGCCCGTGTCGCCTCCCCAACCTTGGCGAGCCGCAACGTCGCATCCACGTCGGTCGCCGCCTCCATCGGAGAAAGGTGGGAGACGGTCCGTGACGGGTTGATGCTGCCGTAGCGGGCTTCAGGCAGATCCTTGGACAGCCGCATGTTCCGCCAGGACTCTTTGATGTTGGGGGTGAACCTGCCTTGCCCCCGGTAGAAGCCCTGTTCGCGCACATTCCCGCGGCGGGCAGCGTCGATGAGGGTGTCGGCGATGTTGGCCGGGTCGGTCTCGTCGCCGAGCCGGACGATCAGGTCGGAAAGTTCGTCGCCGGTAGCGCCAAGCCGGTCGGTCTTCATCCGCCGCATGATCGTGTAAGGGTCGGCTGCGGCCAGCTCGTCGAGCATGTCGCTGTTGGCCCCGATGTAGCGTTCTGCCGTTTCTGCCAGCAGCGAACGGCGCTGGGCGCCAGAGACCATCCCCAAGTCTTCGGCAAGGTCGTTGAGCCCTCTGGTCGTCCGACCGGTCAGCACGTTCCTGCCGGAGCCCACCTGGATGCCACGACGGGCCTTGCCGAGAGTGCGGACACCGGTGAGCCCTTTGGACGCGGTGATCGCCCTGGTGGCCCCCATCGTGCCGAGCGCGACCGGGTCGAATATGACGTCGCCGGCGAACTGGGTGATGCCGGCCATCACGTCGTAGGCCGTATCCCCAGGGGTCGCATAGTTGCCGGAGATCCGATGGTAGAGGCTCTGCTCGCCGATGCCGACCTCGGTGATGGCCCGGCCAAAGGTGGACTGCTGCCCTGCGATGTCCAGCTGGTTCTGACGGTCCGACTCTTCGCCGGCCTGCCCGGTAGCGAAGAAACCTTGGCCGAGGTCGAACCGGGTCTCCGGGTCGTCGTCGAACAGGTTGCCGACAGCCACAAGCCCAGGGGTGTTCCCGATATCCTGGTAGGCCTCCCCGAACGAGTCGGCGTCACCGGTAGCGGTAGCAAGACTGGCGGTGATCGGCCGTTGCAACTCTTTGCTGGCAGTGTCGACCACAGTGAACGCACCACGGACCAGCGGTTTGATCGCCTGGTCCCAGAAGCCAAGCCCGACCGCCTCTACCGCCCCACCGATCCGTGCCATCAGCCCGCCGTCGTTGCCGGCAACCGTCTGCTCACGGCCAGCCAGCTCGACGAACTGGTCCTCCGACATCCCCGAAAGGGCGTACGCCTGTTTCAGTTCGGACGAAGTCGACGGGGACAGCTGGTCTGCGGCCAGCAGCCGTTCCGCGATCTGCGGGTTGGCACGGACCTGCTCACGAGAACGGGCAAACTCGCGTTCCCGGCGCAGAAGCGCCTGGTCTGCGAGCCGTTGCGACTCGGGGGAGACGAAAAACTCTGCCATTGGCTACCCCTCGACCAGACGGATGAGCTGGTCTACCAGCTGCGGGTTCTCGGCGATGACAGCACGGATCAGTCGGCTCACGTCGGCCTGCGGGTCCGCGCCCTGGGCCTGCCCGGCGCCAGGGCCGAAGTCGACACCGGCAGTCATCGGCTCGCCAGGACGTTCCGTCGCGCCGAACACCGGCCGCCGTGGGGCACCGCCCTGCCCGCCAGCCTGCCCGCGGCCTGCCACCGGCGCCGCAGCAGCCTGGTCGTTGACCGCCTTGTTCTCCCCGTACGGCAGACCGCTGAAATCGGGGGACGGCCCCCCGTCGGTCCGTTGCGACAGGCTGCCCGGACCGGACGCCCCCGCAGGGTTGGCCGGACGCTGGTAGCCGCCCCGTCCACGGTTACGTGCCATACTGGGAACCTCCCCGTGAACAGGCCACGACGATGAAACACACGGCTTTGACTGTAGGACAGCTGCTGGCGATGCTGACCGTCATGGTCGGCACCCTCATCTTCGGCTTCGGGATGGCAGGGAACGTCCTCTGGCAGGCCATCCTGGGGGCAGGCGTGTTCTTCGGGGCACTGCGGCTGTTCACGGCCGCATGTGACGCGCAGAGACGGCTCATCGGGTAGCCGCCACCGTCTGCGCGCCACCTTCCGCGTTGCCACCACCGGTCAGCCTGGAAAGCACCTGCGAGTTGCCTGGCCCGCCGGCACCCCCGCCGGCCATCATCTCCAACACCTGATCCAGGTCGGGAGGGCCGCCGCCGCCAAGCTGTGGCTGCTGCGGCTGCTCCTCCTCCTGCGCCTTGTAGAGGGCCTCGAACGCCTCCTTCACGTCGCCGGACCGCCACACCTCGAACGCCAGCTGTTCCGCAGCCGGATCGCCCTGCTGGGCACGGGCCATCAGCCCCTCGAACAGGACGTTCTCGGCCTGGTCCTTCCGGCGCCGCTCCTCGATCCGCGGGATGTTGTCCAGCCCGGACAGGTTCTCACGGAACGTCGACAGGTCGATGACCCCTGCCGACAGCAGCTGCAACCCGCCGACGATCTTGGTCGGCTCGTCCCACGACGCCATCATCCCGTACACCCGGCGGGTGCCGTAATGCCCGGCGATGTGGGTGGCCGGAACGTAATGTTCCACACCGTCGCCACCACGGACCGTGTCGTCCAAAGTCTTTCGGACGTCCGGGTAGGCGTTCTCGTCCCATTCGAGCCGGATCGCATCCAGGTCGACCAGCGCCCGGGCCATCGACCGCTGATACCGGTCCACCTGGCGGGACAGGGACGACCCGAGCTCTTCCAGGCCTTTGCCGGTCACGAACGACATCGGGCTTTCACCGTCGGCCTGCTTCGAGTAGCCGGTGTTGGACCGAAGGTGCGCTTCGATCCTGTCGATCTCCTGGAACATCTGGTAGGGGACGTTCTGGGTCAGGTAGCCGGCGGCGCCGTCCTCCACATAGTTGACTGCGTCGCGGCCCTTGATGAACTCGCCGTCCATCCGCCCCGTCACCACGATCGGGGAGAACACGGCGTCCTCCATGGCGATCTGGGTGAGCAACGTCAGTTTCGCCATCGACGCAGCCAGCCCGATCGAGTCGGAAAACTGGCCTTTCAGCTCGTCGAACGTGGTCCGGCGCGCCACCACGAACGGAGGCCGGTCCAACGGATGCTCGTACGGGGCGGCAAGCAGGTCGTCACCGAAAGCGTCAGACGACTCGTAGATGCCCCAGCCGTCCAGATATTCGATGACCTCGAACCCGCCTAGCGTCCCGTCCCACCCGGGCCTGTTGCCCGAATACGGGCCGCCCGCATATTTGTACGCCTTGTCGGCCAGATGCGGATAGGCGGAAGCGAACTGGTCTGGGGACAGGTGGTACTGGAAGGCGACCTCGGTCGGGTTGCCGTCGGTGCCCCACGCCCCAAGCCAGGTCGTGTACGGGTCGCGGAGTTCGGCAGCCGGATACCGGTGCCCGTTCCGGTCACGCTTCTCCATCAGCCGCCAGCCGCCAAACCCGTAGCCGGGCAGCCACAGCGACAGCTGCTCCACCTGTTCGTCCAGGCCGACCAGCCGGTCGTAGTTCTCTACGATCCGTTCACGCTTCTCGGCAGCCTTGCGGGCCGGATCCGAGTCGCGGTGTGCCGGAGGGTCGACACGCAACGACGGCACCCCGGCGATCATCTCCGAGAACCGTTCCACCCCGGATTTGATGTGGTTGGCTGCCGGCAACGTCTCCTCGTTGGAACCGAGACCGGGCAGCAGCACAGAGACCGCATCCTTGCCGCCATTCATCAGGGCACGGACACGGTGACGGTCACTAAGCGTCGCCTCGTTGCTGTGGCGCAGCGCAGCTATCCGGGTACGGACCTGCTCGGTCGTCTTCGGCAACATCAGGCTGCTCCGCTCATGCCGGCACCGCTAGACGGGTCGGCGACGGGGTACGCCGGCCGTAGCCGGTCTGCATGTATTCGACGACCGCTTTCGCCGTATGGTTGGCCGACCATGTGTCCATCGTCGGATGCGAAAACCAGGCGGCCATCACCAGGTCGTCGTCGGCGTGCTTGTTGCCTGTAAAGTCCGGGTCGAAGTTGAGGAAGGTTTGCGCCACACGGTCCGACTTCTTCTGGGTGTCACGGTCACCGTACGGCAACGTGATCGTCGGCGGGTCGGTACGCAGCCGGGAGAACATGGCGGTCACCCCTGCCGCATCATCCCACTTGTTGACCCTGGAGGTGTAGTGCGGCCTGATCTGTACCCCTTCGCGGGAACAGAAGTCGCGGATCGTCGTGTCCAGCCACCACGACTGGGCCATGTTCTTCTCCACTACGAACAGGGTGCAGCCGTACTTGCGGCGCCACAGTTCCAGGATGTGCCGGCCACCACGGATCCCCGCCTCGGCCTCTGCGGTGTCGATCAGATGCCGGCGGCCGTCAGCCCCGAACCCGGGTTCGAACCCCCACAGGACGCCAGCGACCGGCTTCGTTTCGGCCGGGTCGATGCCGGCGATCAGCCGGGTCACCCCGTCCGGGCGTTGCCCCATCACCCTCGTACGGTCGCGGCACCGTTCGATGTCGGAAGCCGACACCAGGACGGCCGCATCGTTCTTCGGGTTGTTCATCATGTTGCGCTGGAAGTACGGTTCGCCCTGCTGGCCGCGCTGTTCCTGCATGTAGGCGTGTGGATACTGGTCCGGCCACAACATACAGCCGGCACTGTCGTGCGCCTCGTGGTCGTCCTCGTCGACGGTGCAGAGCGGGTCGTGGACCGGGTAGACCTTCACCGTCCAGTCGTCGGCCCGTTTCAGGATCTCCGAATAGACGTCTTGGAGATGTTGACGTGACCCGATGACGGCCATCCCGGTGGCCGGCAGCTTCCGCGACATCAGGTCGGTGAAGAACCAGTCGATGTCGTCGGTGCGGACCGAAGGGGACCGCACATGTTTGTGTTCCTGCATGTCGTCGACGATGATGACGTCGGCGTCGCGGGACAGGATGGAGCCGCCCTTGCCGATCGCCACCATCGTCGGGGACGCCTGTATCTTGGTTCGTGTCCCGACCGTGAACTCTTCGGCCGTCCACGCCATGTTGTTCCGTGGCGGCGGCCGGAACTCTTTGCCGGGCCCCAGGATCTCTTCGGCCATCTTGACATGGCCGCCCAGGATGTCGAGGACGTAGCCGACCGACCGTTTCGCCAGGTCTGCGGTCTGCGACACCCACATGATGCGGATGTCCGGGTCTTTGGCGATCCGCCACGTACAGTATTTGCGGAGCATCTGGCTTTTCCCGTGACGCTGGGCAGCCAGCAGCATGGTCCGGCCGCCGGTGTCGACCGCCTCCGAGATGTCTTCGGCCCATTCCATGTGGAAGGCGGTGACCTGGTCGTCCGGCCAGTACCGGCGGCAGAACGCCCCGAAGTCTTCCAGGGCCTCCTCTACTGTGGTGCTAGGGCCGTCCCAGGCTTCCTGTACCGCCTCGTCGCTCCGATCTATACGGTAGGCGGCCATCCACCGGGAGATGGTGCCAGGGTTTTCGCCGAGCTCTCCGGCCACCCACTTCTGGGACTGCTCCCCGTCCATCAGCCGTTCGGCCCACCCTGTCTGGACGAACCGCCGGTAGGAAGGTCCCCGCCGGGCTTTCCCCCGTCCGTCCAACGACTCGCTGGCATCCTTGTAGGAGACGGAGGCGTTGCCAGGCACCGGTTCGCCACGTTCCCGTGCGGCTTTCCGCTGCTTGGTGGCAGTCGCACGATGCTTCTTTGAGCAGTAGAGCTTGTCGGGGCGTGACTCTGCTGGAAGCAGGAGTCGGCAGCCGTCTAGAGCACAGCTCCGGCGTGCCACATGGACCCCTGACGGTAGGAGGATACTGGTATACTGTACCTGACCTTATACGCCGCCTAGCTGTGCGCGCAACAGCCACCCGCCGGGACGTTCCGAGCCCCGGAAGCCAGGGATGATCGGACCCGGTATCGCCGGTGATACAGGATTACGCCTGAACCGAGGTGCGTGGCGAACCTGAACGGCGGCACAGGACCACCTGACAGCGCAGACGAAGCGTCAAGCCCGCCAAGACCTTCCACGCAGACCGCGGAGACGATGCGGCATCCCGGCGAGGGCCGGAACCAGGTGGAGGCAGAACCCGGGGGACCACTGCCACTGCCGCCGGCCCGCAGACCACCCGCCGGGCCCGCCCCCCTGCTTCTGCCGCCCGT